AAGGTCTTGGCAGGGGAACCCACCTGTAAGTATCCCTCGATCGGGAATGAACCCTGCGCTCCGTAACTCATTACCACTCACTTTCTGCACGTCGTTCAAGATCGTGCTCTTGGGGAACCGCTTGGCGAGTATGCCAGCGGCGTGTTTGTCAATCTCCACAGACGCAACAACACTGATGCCGTTACGCTCCATGGCTAAATCAAAGCCACCTACACCGGCAAAGAGTGAAACCGCCGTAAGGTTTGTCTGGTATTTAATCATTTGTTCTCCTGTCATCGGTATAGCGTAGTTGAAGTACTCACCAAGGTCAGTCATCGGGTCTGTTCTCTAATCTCAAAAAAGCCATTGAGAGCAGGATTGCGCTCCATGATCATGCGAGCATAGAAGGCCCGGTAGTTGTTATTCAACTTAAAGCCGCCCATGTCGGTGGTTTCCATAGCGTATAACCAGCGCAGTTGCTCAAACAACATTGCAATACCAATCTTACGGTGCCCACGGTCTTTAAGGATAAAGGCCAGATCTACGAGTTTGTCATAGACCTGCAAGTTCTCGCGGTGGAATGTAAGAAACTGCTTTTCCAGTACTGAGTGTTCGTGTAGTTCTAGTTGCATTACCAACCCCCTTCGCACCCGTTTTGATCCGGGACATAGCCGTTACTGTTTATTCGTGTTGCTACTAATACCTGCTCCTGCGGCGTGGCAAGGCCAGCGTGTGGAGCGAACTCCAGCCCGCCGTACTCCCGCCAGACAATGTTAGAGATACCTAAAGCACCTGAGAAGGTCGCTCCATGCATCTGCCAGTCGCCGTGAGTCTCGCACCACGCTACTTTTGTCCACTTCTCCATCACAATTGCGGACACAAGCGTGGTCGTTGTCGTGGTTTGGGGCCGTACAATGACCGCCTGTGCCGGGGGCGCAAACGCTGGCTCTGGGGCAACGATGATAAATGCTGCCGCCAGAACCAGTGCACCGATTGTCCTAGCTCTGTTTGTCGCTCGCATTGGAGCGCCCTTCTAGAGCTTCAACAATCTTCTGAACAATCTCAATGGTTGCCTTGAGGCTGTCCTCGACTGCGCGGAGCGCGTCAACCGGGGTCAACTGGTGCTTCGCTTCTTCGTGGCGCTTACGCGCTTCGCTGTTTTCCATGTGTGTTCCTTTCTAGAACGGTTCTTCACCCGGAGCGTACTCCGTGGCGTTGGGGAATACGTCGGTCACAGATTCTCCGGCGTTCTTGAGCAGAGCGTAGGCGGCCTTCTTACCGGCGTTTACCTGCTTCTCTGACAACGATCCACGCTGAGCAAACTGCGTGGCGAGGGAGTTCATAAACTCGTCCTCTGGGAACTTCTCAGCGGCCTCAATGATTGGCTTAATAGCCGCAGGAACTTCACCTGTAATCTTGGGTGCTGGTGCCTGTGGTGCCGAGTTCTGGTACTGCTGGCGAGCCTGTGGCTTGCTGGCAGAGTTGCCGTCGTCGTCATCGTCAGCCACGAGTCCAAGCGCCGACATGTACGAATACCGTCGAGCGTAGGTGACTGCTGAGCCTTGACCCTGTGGGTCGTCCTTGATCAAGTGCAGTCGCATCGTGTGAGCGATGAACTGACCTGACTTGTGAATGACGTAGGTGGTGAGTCCGTCATAGACCGAGCCGTTGGGGTCACTGCCCGACTCAATGAACTGAGACACCGCAAGGCCGTGACGCGCCAAGACCGGGCTGGTGTGTTGCACCACGTCCGGCAGGGCCGCATACTTGGACTTGAAGAAGGGGTTCGCTGACCCCTTTGGGACTGCGGAGAACTCCGCTTGAGCTGCGACAAGGGCTGCCGCTAGTTCGTTGATTTCATTTGACTTCATTACTGGTTTCCTTCCTGACTAGTTGGTACTGCATTACTATCCGTGATACGGATAATCCCTGAACCGTCCTGCTTGCAGACGGTACGGAACGAGCAGTATGCACACTGCCAGTCACGCCCTAACGGGTCCAAGATCGTGGTGTTACCTTCGTCATCACGGGCTTCACGAGCCCCAAGATAGCCGTTGGTAACAAGTTCTCCGAGTGCTTCCATGCGCTCTAGTTCTGACTTGGCTAGTGGCTCCCACTGCTCACGGGGAACCCAGAACTCTGCCATTACCCGGTTGTAGCCGTCCACGCCCATTTTGTCGGCCTTCTGAACGCTGAGTGCTTCAAAGGTAATGGAGCCCAGCACAACGTAGGAGATTGTCTCACCGAGACGCTGCTCGACGCCAAGGGCATTGAGTCCAGCTTGAGCAATAGCCTTCTGCGCTGGGCCTTCTGGGTACTTGAACTCACCGCGCATACGGTTCCAGCCCACCTGCTTATCAAAGGTGAACGTGCCCATGGTCTTGAGTTCGTACAGTACGTTTCCGAATACCTTGCCGTTGGTGCCGAAGTCTGCGGCGGGAATAAACGCGTCACATGAACCGCTGAGGTAATCGCCCTGAGCGGTAGGCATCTCAAATATTGCGTTCGGGTAGATGAACCCGATTGACTCTTGCAACGCTTCGTGGATCAACGTGCCCACGCCCATGACCCACGCCCCGGCTTCGTCCACCGGCTCTGTTGGCTGGGCCTCAAACGCGGCGTAGGACTGCTGGCGAGCGCAAGCGTAGGCCGAGCTGTACCGCAACGGTGTGCCAAGCGCAGTCGGCTTAGGCACCTGTGCCTTATCCCACCACTCTTTAGCGAGCAGGTGCGTGATGACTGGTTTACTAACTGGTTCCATTATGGAGCCCCCTTTTCTGTCTAGTGCCACCCTACATCGTAGGTGTGACGTTTGCAAGTCAAATGTGGCGTAGCCCACCGAATGGGTGGAGTCGGGCCGCGTAGTTCTTCATCGCCACAAGGTTCGCTCGAACGTAGGGAATCTGACGGACTTGGTGGAACTCCGAAGGGAAGTAGGTGTAACACAGCGACGAGTGGAAGTCAGCCTCTGTGTCAATGTACTTCTGGTAGTTGGGATCGGTGAAGTACCAAAAACTGTTCTCGTTCCAGTAAGAGATGTGGGTGGGGTCTTGAAAGGCCCCTCGTCCGTCTGAACTGGGCGTGTCGCTGAGCAACATGCCACCGTGGGCGAGCAGGTTCCAAATCTTCTCCATGACCTTCATACGGTCAGGTGTGTGCTCCAAGAAGTCCACCGCCCGGATAACCCCTACGGAGTTGTCGGGTAGGTCTAGGTCCAAGAAGTCAGATACATAGTCCACATTGTCGCCAGCCTTTATGTCCACGCCAAGGTAGCCATCACGCTTGTTGTGGAAGGCTCCAAGATCAAGGGCAAGCAAGCCACGCCGCTTAGCCCACGCCAGAGCGTTGGGTTCAATGGTCTTGTGGTACATCGTCTGCGTCTCAACCTGAATCCGAGCGTTCTTCTCAGGGTCACGCTGGGTGTTACCGCTGTGGACGCGCTGGAAGTACAGGCAGTAGGGCAGGTGGTAGAACTCGCCGTACTGGTAGAGACGTGCCATAAGGTCTTGGTCGTCTAGGACGCTCAGAGAGGCGTCATAGCCCCCCACAGCGTCGTATGCGGTCGCCCTGAACGCTCGTAGGTGGTTAGGCGCATACCAAATGTAGGACACGTTGTGTGGGAATGGCTCAAAGGACATAGCGGCCTTGTACTCACCCTCGGTGTAGTAGAACCAGCCATGATCGGCTGAGAACTGGCTCATCTCCGGTTTGCTCTCCTCGTCAATCTGCGCCGTGTCCGAATACACCAACGAGATGCTGGGGTCAATCCTAAAGGCCCACAGCAACTTCTCTAGGGCGTCTGGCGCCAGCTCGTCGTCGTGGTCCAGTTCCACCAGAATGTCGCCCTTGCAGTGTTCTACTGCTTCCTTCTTGAGCGCACCGATGTTGTCGGTCTGCTCGGAGTGCAGCACGATGACTCGATGGTCACTGCGCTCCCAGCCCTGCTCAATCGCTGGGCCGTTGAGTAGAACGATCCATTCCCAGTCCTGTTCGGTCTGTTCGATGAGTGACCACTCAGCCCGGTGAAGGAACTTAGTGTCGTGGCTTGCGGTAAAAATACTAATCATTATGTTCTCCTTGAAAGTCTTGGCATACACAGCCAATGGCAAAGCATGGTACTGCATCGTCGCGGAAAGCATGGAACACCCGATTGTGTCCGCACTTGCACGTTATGTCTGCCTCAAATGGTGTGGCAAACGTCCGACGACATTCTTCTTCTCGTGTTTCCACATGCACCCAGAAACTCTGGCTGTCCATGTAGGTAATCTCTCGCTGACAATGAACGCACTTCATTATTTTCTCCCTCTGCGGAGACTCCGCAGCCAGCCCTGCACCGCAGGGTTACTTGTTACTGCTATTACTATCTCCCGACAGTAACACTTGATCCATTGGTTCTCCCCTAGGAAGATCATGGCAGTACATTCTCCGTCATCGTGGGACGCAACGGTGTGTGAGCACTTGCACTTAAGCTGCATCATGTCTCCTCGTCGTCCTCGCAGATGCAGGTACGGGGGCTGTTGGACCCACACGCAATGCACCAAGGCTCGTGGAACGTGCTGGGGTCCTCACCCCAAGGTGTTGTAGTCATCGCAATCCCTCATTCTTCCGGTCTATCACTTCATCTAACATGTAATGCTCCCTTCGTATGGTTAGGACATTACAGTACAACAGGGTTATGACATGTGCAAGTTCGGGTATTTCTTTGCCATGAACTTCTCTAAGGGGACGCCCTCGTATCTCCTACACAGATAGTCCAGACTAACGAACATAGGGTCGTAGGAACCATTGCGAACCTCGTGCTTGACAACGATGCCGCGCCAGTGAGCGTTGCCCTGCGGCCCCTTGTAGTCCTCATCGTGCAGGTAGCAGGCTCCGGCGACCAGACCATGCTGAGACGCGCCAGCGACGAACCGTAGGCCGTACATAAGGGTCTGCTGGTGGCCCATGGTGAAAGTGTGCCCAATACTCTTGAGTCGTGACTCTACGTTGCCACCTAGGGGCTTGCCCGTCATGGGGTTGTAGAAGAAGTGACTGTAACCCACCCCATCTAGCCACAGGATTTCCTTGAATGGTTTTACTTTCCACCCGGTGCGCTTGTAGTTGAGATCGTCCGTGGAGATAACACCCTCAAGCTGGGCGTCGCCTTCAACTGCTCGATTGATTCGATCTTCGTGATTGCCAAGTAAGATGTGTCGCTCTGGGTGCCACCCCTTGTGCTTGGTCCTAGCGCGTGTCTTATTGAGTTCAACCATCGGAGCGTTAAGGATTGCCCAAGCGGAGTTGGCTGCCTCTATGTCTGCGGTGTAGCGCCGACCTTCCATGGACTTCTTGCCCTTGTCGTACATAGACAGCGAAGGCATATCCGCGTGGTCGCCAAGGTGAATAATCTTGACGGGCTTGTCATGGAACTCATCTACGATGTACTGCCCAATCCACTTTAAGTGGTCTGTAGGTACGCCGTCTTTAGCCTGAGTATCAGGAATGACAATGTGGGTATTTGGGTGGAGTTGCAAGCGACCTCCTTCGGTCACTCTATCCTACTACAACGTGTCAAGGATTATTGACAAACAATTTCTGAACCTGCTATTCTTAACACAGATTCTGAAGCAGACGTGTGGACGAAATTACCGTTGTGGTGTAAGTGGGAGCATCTCAAGCCGCCTGAAAAACGTCTTGAGGATCATGAGGTGCAGGTTCGACTCCTGCCAACGGGGTATCCCTAGCGGTGTGGGCGACACGCCGGTTGCAACCGGAGTAGGGGGTTCGTAACCCCCATAGGGACTAGTTAGAACAAGCCTCGGCTATCTCAGCGGGAACGACGGTGTAGAGATCAGGCCATTTGTAGGCACCGGGGAAGCCCCCATACCACAGGGCGCCAGCCACCAGCCCTGAGCAAACCCAAGTGTCGCTCTGGCGTAGGCAAACCCTGTCGGGGAGAATCATGTCCACAAAGCAGGAAAGGATAGACATGTAGCCGTAATCCTTACCTACCTGACTTTGTAAGAACTCAAGGAACTTGTCTCGATCTACGCAGTCGGGGAGTGGTATCACCTGATAGCGCCCACCGGGGGCAACCGTGTCTAGCAACCGGTAATCGGTCACACCACGGGCCTCGGCTTGGAAGATAGTCCATTGTCCGTTACCCATGTCCTTGTTGACCACAGCAATATGGTTGAACTGCCACCATTTGTCCTGACCGTTAATGGGGGTAATAAGGTAGTGTTTGTGCTTGCGGTGCTGGACCCACCGGATACCGGCGCCAATCAGCCCTTTGCTGGTGCAGAGAACAATGTCGCCCTGTTTCACTGCTGTTCCTTGCCCTTGTGGTACGCAATATGCACGTCAAGATCGTGCTTAGTTTCCGTTACCATGGTTTCAATGCGGTCTATGGCGTCACGGAGACTCGTGCCAGAGTTAGGACGCAGCTCGTGGACAATGGTTTTAGTTATGTTCTTCCACACCAATCGTCCAACCCATGCGATAGCGGCAACTATCGGGGTAACGACGAATGAGATGTTGGCTAATGTGCCCCAGTCCAAGTGTCCCATTATGCAAGGTAGTCCAGCTTGGGCCACTTCTGGGTGGTGTCATAGCGGTAGTAAGTCACGGGGCGGTGGTCGTCGGTAGCCCGGCAGAACGAAGGGTCGCC